CAACGAAGCAACTATTACAATTCTGTTTTGAGTCAATTAGTTCAAAAAGCATGGCACCATGTTAGGGCATCTTTTCTTTCTCGTCAAGTTCGTAGAGTGAAGGATTTCGATAAGCAAGAGTTCCAATGTTGTCTGTAAAAAGCTTTATAGATTTTATTATTGCAGATTGTAATTCAGATAAAGTATTTTTGCTCTGAGATTTATATACACTTATTGATAAATCTGTATATCCTTTAAGCGTTTCTTCTTTAACTACTTTTGATAGTTCTGCGCTACGAAACTTTAAATATAAATTTACGTATTTTTCTCTATCATAATCAAATAAATTTTCGTTTAATTGCTCTCTTTTTACAGAGGTCACATCTGCTTTTCCGCAATCTTTTACTAAATATTTTTTATATATTTGATAATTTGTTTGAAAAGATATATAAAAAGACTGCAAGATTGCTACAAACTCTCCAAAATATCCAAAAGAAAGATTGTCATATGGTACAACTTTATAATAAAAAGTATCAAAAAATAATTGTAAATCATTGTCAAACTGGGGTATAAATTCTTTTATGACAGAGACAAAATTTAAATCCAGTTTATCAGGATTAGTTTGTTTTCTTGCTTTTGTTCTTATATCTACAATTAGTCTCCAAGGTATTTGTCTGTCTATTTTTAAATTAGACATAACACATAATTCTAAAAAAGCATCATGATTGAGATCTTTAAAAAAATCTAATCTCAAATTATCATCAGACCCGTTTCCATCAAATATATCTATGGCAAGTCCAGTATGAAGAGTTGAATAATCAGTTGATTCTACATATCCAGCTCTTGTTATATACGTATTTTTATATTTAATATATATTAATAGTTCATTTAAAAAATCATCATAATTTTTTATTTTATTAAACTTTTTAAATTCTAATAGGTAATCAACAAAATTCTCATATAAATTTTTTATTTTTTCAGGATAATCAATGTTTGAATTTATATGACCTCTAATTGGAGGTATATCATTTTTATAATATAAACTATTTGCGTTAAAAGAGCCAAGTGCATAGAATTTTTTATATTCCTCTCTCATGGGAAAGAAAAACTCTAGAACTGGTTGTAATGCAGATACTTGTTGTTTGTCTGTACCATAAGTACAAAATCTTATAGCACTTTCTCTTGGTATAACTGGCACTCCTTTGGTATCGACCTTGCCGTAAAATGGTGATACGCTCCAAGTATCAATATAATATCCAGTGTAATAAGATGGCAAATTTGGTGGAATAAAGTTAAAATTGGCATCATCATATTCTTTTCTCTTTTTAAAAGTATCAACAATAACACCCATAATTTATTCTCCGACTTTAAACGTCTCTTGTGACTTTTTCTTTCTTTGGTTTTTCTTTTTCTTTCTTTGCTTCTTCTTTTGTCTTCTTTTTTGGAGGTTGCATTTTTTGTGCTTGAAGAGCTATAATTGTGTTTGGATCGTTTTCTAGGAATTCAATCACATAATTTTCTGGATTGGTTATGGCTAGACTTATTTTGTCTGTTATTACTCTATCAGAATATGGACCAGAAGAATCTTTTTGTTTTTCTCTGTTCTGTTGTCTAGGATTAAAAACCCAATCTGCAATGGCTGTTGTTGTATAATTGTTATCGGAATCTAAAGAATCCGTTGTTGATTTAACTTTATAATAACCAACTATACCTATATCGTTTTCTTCAGTATTTATTCCCAGAGGATTTGCTGGCACACAAACAACAGAATCATAATTAAACATATTTGTTCCCATCATATTAATAGTTAATTGATAGTAAGCAAAAAAGTATCTTGAAGCTTTATCTGCCAATGATTCTAATGTCAAAGCAGTTCGTATCAGTGGAAAATCTGTTTTATTAAAAGAGACACTTGTAAAAAAACCGCCATCAGCGCCAATTTTTATATGAGGAATACCCTTCGCGGCATCTTCTATTTCATTTAATTTAAACTCTGATATACCAAGATTAGCAAATAATGGAGAAGGAACTTGAGTTGTTTGATTATTTAATTGACCATAATAAATTAATGGTTTTATTTTCTTTAATGGTGCATTCCTAACTAATAAATTTGTAAATTCTTTTAATCTATTAAGATCATTTTGTATATAAATATCTCTTATCAAGTCTTCGCTTGGAGAAGATTTCAAATAATATTGAACTTCTTTTAATGCAGTTGTTGGAGCCTTGTCATCAAACCCAACTCTGTTCCTGTAAAGAGCTTCTGGGACTAGATCCGTCATGATATCCATCATAAAAGAACCAAATGCATATTCTAACCTGTCTTTCTTTAAAACTTTTTCATAATACCATTTTTGAAAAACTCCAACTTCAATCAAAAGATCTCCAACATTTACAGAACACATTTCATTTCCAACTTTCAACAAAACAGAACCAAATAACATATGTGGTATACGATCTCTTTCATCCGTATCTAACATGGAATAAGCTGCTTGTATTAAAGCTTTCAACGGAAAGAACATAATATTGCCATATTTTTTATCTTTTGGATCTATACCTGTATAAGGAGAGTTAAAAATTCTTGCATATGTTCTTGTTAATAAATCTTTTTTAACTAATTCACTACCACCAAATAAATTAGGTGTTTTAGCGTTTTCTAAAAATTTATTAGTGTCATAACTCTTTGTGTATGTAAAAATAGTTCTAAAATCACCATTATCTTTTTGAAACGGACTAACTAAAAATATTTCAGAAACTACGTTAAAAATTTTTCCATTTTGTTTTGTATTAAAATTAATTCCAAACAACTGACCATTGTTTCTTATGATATCAAGTAATAGATTACTAATTGAAGGCTTAATGCTTCTTTTAATTAAATTAAAATTTTTATTTAAATTTTCTAATTTTGTTTGTAAATCTTTTATTTGCAAATTTTTTTGTTCTGAGTTAATCTTATCAACTACGACTGCTTCGTCTACTTTTTTTATGTCTACTAATTTTTCTTCTAAAAGTTGTATTTCTTCTTTATATTTGTTGTATGAATCTACAAGCGTTCCATATTTTTGTTTTAATTTTAATTTTGTTATATTAGGAGAAGTTTTTCCTGGAACAACAATGTTGTTTGGTGATTTCATGGAAACATCATGAAAATTCATATAATTAACACTAAGAGTAACTTCTCCACTTTCTTTAAACTCAAAATCATGTGATGTTTTATTTAATAATATTACTCTTTTTTCTCTTTCTTCAATTATACTTTTCATGCCACTAAGGCTTTCACCCGCAACAACAATGTCTTCAAATCCTGTTGCCACTTTTCTGCCATACTCTAATCTTATTGCTTGTGTTTTTATATCTAAGTTTTCAACAAGTTTGGCAAAATTAAATCCAAATGGAAATAAAGATTCATTATTCTTCTTGTTCGAAGGGTTTCCAAACTGATCCATCTCTTGTGTTAGCAGTTTTAAATTACCAAAAAAGAATTCTATGCTTATATTTGAATTTATGTATGTTGCTATATTAAATTTATTTTCAACATCGACGCTTACAATACCCGCACCCTCTGTTCTTGGACGACCAGAGCTTAAAATAAAATCAAGATCAAACTTTTGCTTGAATGGAAAGTCATACCAAGTATAATCTTCTTTTTTGTTTCTTCTTACCCCATATTGCAATCTAATGTATGGCTGCAAGAAGGCTTGTTGATATGGTTTAATTTGAGACATAAAAGTAATATATTTGATTAAGTCTCTATTTTCCAATATTGAATCTCTATAATTGGCATCAACTTCTAAAAGATCTAAATAATTTCCATTTAAAAATAAAAGTTTATTTTCTCCGCCTTCTCGAACGTATGATTTATGACCATTAATTTCTAAAAAACTATAACCAGATCTTAACAAAACAAATTTGTCTATCTCTTCTTCTGTAAACCCAGCTTTTTTTAAATTATCTTTATTTTGTTGAGTTAATAAGTCATCATAAAATAAGTTTGCCTCATCTGATCTATTGACGCCAGTTCTGCTGAGAACTGGTGTAATAAACTCAGAAATCCAACCTTGTGGATTTAAATTGTTTGCTGGAAAATATATATTAAAATCTGTTGTTGCCATATTAAAATCCGTATAAACTTAACATTGTATCTAATTGAGTTGGAACTTTTATTACTTGCCCAAACTCCAAATCTGCTTCTGTAGCTATATTATTAAATAATGCTATGATCCACCAATATTGAGAAGAGCCATAATATTTATAAGATAATTTATATAGTCTTTGTCCTAATCCCCATATCTCATTGTAATACTGAACGCTGTTCATTTCAGTTTCAGTTATTTGTCTAAAAGTTGTTGTTCCAGTTTGAACAAGTCCCAATGTACCAAATCTAGTTTTGAAAACTTTTTTGTAATCAACATCATTGTTTTTAATAATATTTTCTTTTTTATATCTTGAGACTGCCATTTGTTTTATCCTATTTTAAATGTTGGATTTAATCCGCCCAATATATTAACTGGACTTACTAAAGCATTATCGGAAGATACGAATCCAGGAGTATATTCATGTAACACATTAAGAGTAAAACTTAATGAATAATATTTTGCATATACTTCATATCCATCTGCCCTAGCAAACACTCCATCTTTAAGTTCATGAGTAATATCTACTCCGGTTGAAAAATATCCTAACAAAGAATTGTTTGTAGCTGAATCGTAAAGCAGATTTGAGAAACCGACTCTAACCAATGGAGGGGAAGAAATAACGTTTACATTACCATATTTTTGATAAGTTGGATATAGATTTTGCACTAGTATATTAAGCTTTCTAGAAATTTCTCTTGATTGTTCTAAACCAAAAGAAGGCAATTTTAAATCAAAAGTAACACTTCTTTGAGTTCTTTGATAAATAGGTATTGGGTCCATTCTGCCATATACTTCTTGTGGGTTATAACTTATATCAAAACTATCTTGTACTTGATCAATATAGGCAGGAAATATTAAATATTTTTTATCTTTAAATTCAGAAGGAATGGTTGGAAAAGTAAGCATTAAATTGTAACCAGGAAATTTAGTCCTAATATTATTTTCATAATCAGGACCAGCACTCCTTTTTACATCTTCTCCTAAAATATCTAAATATTTTTTAAATTCTGGACTTTTTTCTGCCATTAATTATTCCTCTTTTTTTTATTCGCCAGTTCCTCGTGCATTATTTAATGCTCCTGGTTTTTTCTTCTCAACTTTTGGATCACCCTTTAAAACCCATTGACCCTTTGTTTGATCAAACATTACCTCAACCTTTACATCATTTTTTATTCCCTTGCTTAAAGTAGTATTTAAATTAGTCATCACAGTTGTGTTACCTGCAATTATATTATCTCTTATTGGTTGCTGTTTTCTAAAGTCCTCCATATATTTTGTAAATTCAGAAGGAATTGTTTTAAATTGACCTGCTAACTCTTTAGCAAAACCCGGTATGTCTTTAATACCACCCCTTTCAAAGTATGGTTTTAATTTATCATCCAATGTCTGAGCAAATTTTTGTTGGAAGCCAGTAAATGCAACTGTATTTTCATGAGTTGCGTTAGACAATCTTGCAACCATAGGAGAAAGATCAAATAGTTGATTTTGTATTTCCTTTAGTTGATCATTTGTCGTTAAAGACATGGCAGCCCTTCTTCTTCCTTCTTCTGTAAATTCATCAGATACAATTGGTTTTTTAGATATTTCTGAAATATCCTTAGCTAAATTTGTAGAATCGTTTAAAAGACCATAGATTGTTTTTATATCTAGACCAGAAGATTCTTGTAATTGTTTTGCAAAAGATCTTTTTGCCTGAGTTGTTTGAAGGTTTCTAAATTGGTCTCCAACGCTTGATATAGATTCATAAAGCATTTGTGCTCTTTCTTCATCATCTGCTTGTATCGCCCTAAATGTATCAAATGATCCACCCATAAAAGACAAAACTCTGTTTAATTGTCCACCTGTTTCAAATCCTGTCTCTATATCATCAAATTTTTCAATATTAGTAATAATATTGCTAACGCTTTCGCCGGTTCTTGTTGCTGCCATCTGAAGTTTTTGAAATGAAGCAGTTGCTTTATCTGCCGACAAAGCAGAAAATCTATCTAAATTTAAATTAAATGATTCAAAAACTTTATTTGTAGGTATGCCAGCTTTTTGTGAAAATATAATTAATCTATCAGAAAAAGTTTGAGCAGCTTTTGTTCCACCACCCATAACATTATTAAACTGATTTAATAATGTTATCGATTGACCTTGATCAATATTAAATTTATTATTAAAACCAATTAAATTAGAAATAGCACTTCTATTTTTATTAAACTCCTCAGTTTGTCTGCTTGTTAGTTGGGCAGCACCAGTATATGAATCAAGAAGAGATTTATTTATATCAGTAAGGTCTTTTAAACTAATCCCCAACTTGTAAGCCTCAAAAGACTGATTCCTCATCTCTTGTATAAATGCTTTAGAATCTCTTCCTCTACCAAGTTGAATTAATTCAATATTTAATTTTTGATATTGACTTATTTGTTCTTTTAGAGCATTTGTTAAACTCTCCAATCCTTTGCCTGGACTTTTTACAGCATTAATTACATTTTCTATGGCCGTTTGATATTTTTCGCTTATTCCAGAAAAAGCCAATGAAGCCTTGTTTATTCCGTCTAATGCATCGCTAAAGCCTTTTAGTTTTCCAGTTCCACCATCTATAGTATCAACAAATTGTTTTGCAACAAAAGTGGCTCCCGCAAGAGCAATTGACGCTTCCATGCCTTCTGCTCTTTCGCCTGATGGTTGCTGTGGCGGTGGCGGCGGTGGCGGCGGTGGTGGTGATGATGGATCGGCCATATTTTTTACCTCTTAGAGTAATTACTTCTGTTCTTGAATTTTTTTATTATCTTCTAACCATTTATCAAAAAACCAGTCTCTAAGTGGAATCGGCAACATATATACTTCTTCAAAAGACCAACCCATATATGTTTTCATTATATATATTTTTTCATATACAACACTATTATAGTCTTCTGGTATATTCATAAACTCATAATTCCGGCCAAAAAAAGTTAACCCCGATAGGCACACCTCCCTCATTTGTGTGACCACAGCTCTTGCAATCATGAGAATATGTAAAATCAATATCTGGATTTAATTCTGAATATTTTTTTCTAATGTAAAAAGAATCTGCAATCGGCAGAGAGTTAATAAAATTAACTATCGTTTCTGTATCATCCTTACCATTGACAGAAACAATCATATATCTATATCTTGTTAATAATGCTTCTGCTGGAAGATTGTTTTTTGTTCTTTTTTCTATTACTTGTTCTATCAATATTTCATCCTCACCTCTTAAGAATTTCATTTCCAACGAAACTCCTGATTTAGGTAATGTTAGGATAATATTACCATTGTCTAATATGTTTGTTATATTATCGGTGGTTGATTGCTTAATTGAAATATCATTTAAATTTTTTGAATGTGTATTCAAATTACCACATTTTTCACAAGCATAAGAAAATTTATATTCGCTTCCAAATGCATTTTTTCTTGCATTGATTAAAATTGCATTTTTATCGCCAACAAGTAAATCTTTTGCCCTAATTCTTTTATCAACTAATAAAGACTCAATTACTCTATCGAGAGCAAGTCCTGCCTTCTGTAATCCAGGAGACACGAGCAAGTCCTCTTCTTTTGCTGTCATATATTTAACTTCTACTTTTTCAACTCCATGAAGAGAAGACTCTTTTGGATAAAATCTTCCTTGTGATGGAAGTTCAACAAAATCTGTCGGTGTTTCATAAATACCTGTTGGTCTTGAAAAATTTTCAGATCCTCCACCAAGACCAGATGGAATACCAAATCTATTTAACCCATTCATTTAAACCTCTTATAATGTATACGCTCTAAGTACCGAATCTTCTTCGGCAAATACACCTCTGAAACCATAGCTTGCCCAATCATATGATAATGATACTTTAATTGTAGAAATTTTTTCAGATTCATATGTTAATTCAGTTGGAGCTATTCCCGTTATAAATGCGCCATTTAATCTCCAAGCATCATAAATATTGCCTTCTGCGTCTAATGTACTAATTTGAACATTGCCAAGTTGTGCAGAAAGTTTTTGTTTTGATAACTCCAACACGCTTCCTTCATCAGATCTCCTTGAATATCCAGCGTTTACGCCATTATTGAGAAAATTTGAAGCAACGTCTCTAGCATTATAAAGAGAATTTGGAACTGCTATATCTCTCTGCCCGGAACCTACGCCCATTGGAGAAGCATAAAATGCAGAATTATAAATTTTTGACATAAATAATCCTAAAGTTGAAGTTAATGTTTCCTCATCTAATGGTTCAACAATTGTAAAGTCAATTTTACCTTCCCACTTCAATTTTCCTGGATATTTAAAAGTATATTCCAACATTTCATATTCTTTTGTATCAATAGTATATGAAGGGGTAGAAACATCTTGGATTAAAGCTGCATCAATTCCCTTTAATCTTAATATGAATCTATAATTTTGTTGTAATTGTTTACCAGTGGTTAGATAACTTTTTTCAAAAAATAGAGGCATTAGTCACCTCCATTAAGCTTTCTTTGTTGGTAATGTTGGTGGATTTGCTGAATCTTTATCTCTTAATTCTGCCCAGTCGTACTTGAATGTTACGCCCATTTCAATAAGTTTTTCATCTTCATAACTTGCATCGCCATAAGTGACACCACTAATCCAAGGATTATTCAGAACCCAACTTTCATAAATTTGTCCTTCAGCATCAAGTCTTTGAATAATGACTTGCTTAAATGGAAATTTTGCTTTAGATATTGTTTTCTTGTAATAAAAAGGACTTGTTGAACTTTCACTAAAGTTTCCAGGATAAACATAACCAGCGTTTCTAATATAGTCTGTAAACTTCATTGCCATATTGTAATCAATTGTGTCTACAAGTTTGACTTCAATATCGCCTTCCCATTTTGCAGATCCTGGAAACTTAAATTCATGTCCAAGAAATTTGTGAGTTCCTCCATCTCCTACTGATAATTTTGGAACACCAGATGATTTTATGAAGTATGATGGAATACCATCAAGATATAAAATAAATCTATAACCTCTTTTTGGATCTAAACCTGCTTTATCTGCTGCCCAAATTGGAACTGGTGGATGTTGTGCCATAATACATTAATCTCCTATTATACTGGGAATTGTGCGCCTGCCTTTGTGATGAAGAAATCAATTGCGATGAATTCAATTGCTCTTGCTGGTTTGACGAAGATCTTAGCATACATTATGTTTTGATCAATCAAGTCAGGAGTTGTTGTTGTTTCATCCAAAATTAATCTGTAATCAGTTAGACCAAATCTTGCCTTAACATCAGCGAGGAATGGCTCAGCCTTATCTTTAAAGTTGTTCCAAGTGTCTTGAACATTTGGCTCAAAGAGAGTTCTTGTTGAGATTATGTTAATTCCTCTCTTGATGTAGAGCATTAATCTACGAACATTAATTCTATCTAGAGCAGATGGAGTTGCTTGTAGAGTCTTTTGCCCAAAGATTACAATTCCTTCATTTGGGAAGGAAGCAATTGGGTTAATATTAACTGGGTAAAGTTTGTCTCTGTCTGATTGACTTAGTTTTTTAACTATGTTGACAACATTTACTCCAGCATTGCCCGTTGATAGTCCGCCGCGATTAAAACCTGCTGGGGCAAACCAAGGAGCTTGAACGCTGTCTGTGTACGACATTGCGCCAAGAGCAGCGATTGAGGGAGGAATCGCAATTATTTTG